AGTGGTAAAAGCTCTCCGTGCTTCCCTTTCTATCCAAGGTACTTTATCACCTGTTAACGTAGCTGATCTTAAAAATCGTGACACTACTGTTAACACTTGGATTACAGGCAAACCCACACACCTCTCAACTCCTGGTGCTCCCGTCACCCTTGAACAAGCTGAAAATAGTTTTATCAAATCTAGTTGCCAGATTACTATTGGCACAAAGTGCTCCGGCGCTTATTTACTTCAGTCTAACGTAGTTCTTATTCCCCACCATTTCCTTCCTGGCGAAACTGCCCAGGCTACTATTCATTATGGATCTCGGGAAATCAAGTTTTTACTCAACCCCTCTCACTCCCCTCGAGTGGGTACTCTTGATTTAGCTATCGTTTTTGTACCAAACACAGGACCATTGCCCCCTAACATTGGAAAATTCTGTACCGAACACGCTAAACAACCCTTAGTATGTACCATGTTCGGTTTGAATAATGACCGCACACGCTTTGCTACGCGTGTCATGTGGCAGTTTGCTGGTGCCGTCACCAACGGATATGCATACTTCAATGGGTCTAATTACCACCTTCAGGATATGAACACATTCGAAGGCCAATGTATGTCTATTATCGTCAGAGATGGCGTTAGGAAGCCCATTGTTGGTTTCCACATTGGAGGTAAGGCAGGAACCCCTAGAGGATGTGGCATGGCTGTGCTCATCCCAGAATTAAAACTTGCCCTACATGAATTAGCAAAACTCAATTCGACATTCATTCTTGGCCCACAAGCCCGTGATATTTCAGATACCTTTGGTACCAAAACAATTGCCATTTCTCCTGACGTGCATCCTAAGTGCTCTGTCAACTTCTTGAAGGATAATGCTGCTGTTGAAGTTTATGGCTCTGTTATTGGTAAGAGTCACCACACATCTGATGTCATCTCTACACCCATATCTGATATTGTTGAAGACGTGACAGGTGTACCCAATCAATGGGGACCACCCCAATTCAGTCCGAAGGTAATGTGTTCTGATGGTGTAGAGCGCAGTCAAAATTGGAAACCATGGGCAGCCACCATGCAATCCGCAGCTTATCCAAGCACAGGTTTCGACCCAGCAGATGTTCTTGCTGCCAAGCAAGATTACTTGTTCCAATTGAAAGAAAAATTTGAGGCTATGTCCTCATTTTGGAAAAAAGACATATCTCCTCTTTCGAAAACCGCTATTGTATCCGGTGAAGATGGAAAGAAATTTGTTGATTCCCTAAAACTTAGTACTTCTATGGGATATGGTATTCCCGGAAAAAAGGAAAAATATATCATAGATTTACCTCCAACGGAGACTAATGCTTGCCCTAGAACGTTTACTCCTGAAATATGGGAGATGACAGAGCAGGCAGAACAAGCTTTAGATGCTGGAGAGTCACTAAATTGCATTTTTGGTGCAAGTCTCAAGGACGAACCAACCAAACGTTCAAAGGATAAGGTGCGTGTATTTCAAGCCGCACCCATTGTACTCCAAATATTGATTCGTAAGTATTTCCTCCCAATTGCTAGATTCCTCTCCATGAATCCACTCCTTTCCGAGTGTGCAGTAGGTGTTAACAGTCAAGGCCCTGAATGGGATGAACTTTCCAAGTTCATGTCCGCCTGGGGAGACGAACGCATCATTGCAGGAGATTATAAACAGTACGATTTACGCATGCCAGCACAATTGACGCTAGCCGCATTTTCAACACTCATTGATATTGCACAATGGTCTGGCAATTATTCTATTCAGAGGATTGCACGCATGAAGATTCTTGCACATGAGGTATGTACACCTCTTGTGGCTTACAATGGTACTTTACTCCGATATATGGGCACCAATCCCTCCGGACATAATATGACAGTTTATATCAACAGCATCGTTAATTCGCTCTTGCACAGATTAGCATGGTTCGATGCATACAGTTTAGATGAACGAATCCAAATGGGTAGGGACTTAAGCTTAGGCCGTCCTGCAACCCTACGCGATCTGTGTAATGTCATGACTTATGGTGATGACGCTAAAGGATCAGTACATCCCGACTATGACGCTTTTAACCACAAGCAAATGGCCGAATTCCTTGAAAGGTATGATATTCAATTTACTATGCCCGATAAAGTGTCTGAGCCTGTCCAATTTATGCACCGTAATGAAGCTGATTTCCTAAAACGTAAGGATCGCTTCGAACCCGCTCTCGGTGTTAACATGGGCATGCT